GTAATAAAAGTGATTTACCTGTGCGTGGTCCAAAATCGTCAAAATTTCGTACCGGGACTTAGAACAAATCTCGGCCTTAGGACGCACCCACTATATTTAACTCATAGTACCCTAATGAAGTATGAAATCCGCAAACATCTTGTTGACCTTGATGTGTCCCTTGACTCGTTCAACAAGCTTTCCCGATTACTTGATAAGGTTGAGTCTGGATCTAATGATATTTTACTTACTCCAATTGGTAAAGCAAAAGGTCCAGAAGCTATTCTCCAAGGCTGGGATAGTATTTTCAATTCTAATCGAGGTAAACTTAATACAGTATTACTTGAGTTAGAAGAAAACAATCGTTCTAAATACGGACCAAGATCTATCGCTATTCCTTGGTCAGAACGTAGAGAAAGTGTTTCTAATTCCTTTTCCGAAGACTTAGGAAGAGAAGTTGAATCCAGAACACTTTCGATAGGCAGGTTACGACCTATTACCTTAGAAAATGCTGCTAAGTATATTAAGAAGCAAACTAATGCAGGACTTCCTACTATGAATAGTAAAGGTTTAGTTTTAAATGATACTCTTAATAACTTTCCCTCTCTAATAAAGAAGGACATACCAAGCGTTCCTTTCACTAGAACTCAGGAAAATAAGAAGACTCGTACAGTTTGGGGTTACCCTTTAGCAGTGGTTCTGGACGAAATGAGATTCTACAGGCCAATTCTTGATTTTCAGAGAAATTTACCTTGGCGTGCAGCTTTGAAAACAGCTAGCGATATTGACATCGCTATTACAAATCTCATCAACCATGCTGGTAGTCAAAACTTAAATTTACTTAGTATAGATTTTAGTAATTATGACAATACTGTAAAACGCAAATTACAGGATTATGCTTTCAAAGTGTATTTCACAAGTCTATTTCAAAAGCAATTTCACCCTGAGATAGCATTACATGGAGATAGGTTCAACACTATAGGTCTTGTTACACCGGACAAAGTATATAGTGGAGCTCATGGCATTCCTTCTGGATCAGCTTACACTAATGAAGTAGGTTCAGTAGTTCAGTATGGGATTTCACAATCTTACGAAGAAGAACTTTTGTTCTCTCAAGTCCAGGGTGATGACGGTGCATATGCAGTATCTGACCCAGATGCTTTAAAAGATCATTTCCGTTCATATGGGCTTGATGTAAATGATGAAAAGTCTTATATTTCCAAAGATTTTATTGTGTATTTACAGAATTTATATCATAAAGATTATATTAAAGACGGGTTAATTAGTGGAATCTACCCTACTTACAGAGCTTTACTTAGGATAGTTTACCAAGAGAGATTCAACGACTTTTCAAAGGATGCTATCAGTGGCAAAGATTACTATGCGATACGTACTCTTTCAATACTTGAGAATGTAAAGGCACATCCTTTATTTAAAGAATTAGTCAAATACGTGGTTACATTGGACAAATATAACCTCGAATTTAGCGACCAAGGTCTTTCAAGCTACATCAAGATGCGTGAGAGGCAAGATGGTAAAGACGTTAGATTTACGGAGTATAAAAGAGGAGATGGATTCGGTATTAAATCTTTTGAATCTTATAAACTTGCTAGAGAATTTAGCGGAAAATAATTTCGGTGAAGCACTTTCG